ACTGGAACGTGAACCACCTTCATTAACAATGAAACGCACCTCTGACTGAAGTGCGCTGTAATTCTTTTCAAATATGACTGTTGACTTTAAATCAATCTTCATTAGGCTTTACAATTGTTACCGATATAGATTCAATCTTCTCTGAATTAGAAGTGACATCTGTTTGTTCTTTTAGGTTGTTCAACCTCTGAGTTATGGAAGGATTGTAGAATCCTAACATACCCCCTGTGATTTGGTCTTGACGAATTTCAGTCTTTATACGCGAACAGATACTTACGAAGTCGGTGTAAAGGTTATCTTTATTAACAAAATATTGTTCAATACAACCTATCTCATTATCCCAACAATAGACTTTAAATCCCTCAAAAGTATAAGGTAATTTAGGGTAGTCAATTCTTTGTTCACCTTCCTTACCAACATACTGAACTTTCTCCCATTCTTTATTACGATACTTCAAATCATCCTTATAGTCTATCCAAACTTTAAGAAGGTCATCGGGTGTCTTGAATATTCTAGTCGGGTGTGCCATTACTGTATTTGTTCTATAAATGCTTTCTTACTTGTTGCCTTAATATCAGGAAATCTATCTCTTAACTCTTGAAGAGTAAAATCCTCATAACTATCAGCAACCAACTTGTTATTCGTTACAATCGGAGTAGGCTCATCAACATCATCTTCAATCATGAATGCAAACTCTTTTACGTTAGCCCATTGGTTAGCATCTGAATCGTCAACATCAATCTGAATCTTACCGATACCTAATGCATTAACTGTAACTTTACAATGGTGGTATTCTGCTTTAAATCTTTTCATACTTCTTTATGTTTTCTTTTATCTTATCAATGAATTGTCGGGATGAGTTATAGGATATGTTAAAGTAATCCTTGAACTTCCTTACTGTATCATGCCCCATTACTATGTATGCTTCAGCTGCGTATTTCATTACTGAATCCTTTTCCGCTATTAAGTATAGGTCAACCGCATTAAAAGTGTACGGTATAGCTTCGTAATTAATCTGTATATCATCAATATTGAGGTGACGTTCAGAGTATAGAAGGTTAGTAGTTGACTTAGACTTATACGATTCAATACTAATCTTAGCTATGATAAACCTATGTAGTTGGTTTTCGTCTAGTATCTTATCCTTGATGTTAAGGATATGTAGATAAGATTCAGCTACTAATATTGTGGGGTCATAGTTCCTACCGTTCTTAATAGTTAAGGCAGTTGCTATACGATTAATTAGATCGTAGTTCTCAGTGAAGTACTTATCTATTTCTAACTTTGTCATACCATTCTGTGAACTGTTTAGACTTAATCTTACGGTTCAGAAGTTTACACATACAATCATAAGGAATTGTAGGGTTATACTTACGGAACACTACCTGCATCTTATGAAGGTCTTGCTTCTCGGTTGAGGTTATCAATCGTTGGAACAAACTATCTTCTTCAGGCGTTAATAAATCGGTCATATATTGTAGCTATGATTGCACAAGTAATAGCGTTCCATATATCGAATGTACCAATAAGTACTACCCAGAAAGAAACACACTTGAAACAACTAAGATAATCACTAATAAACGATGGTAGTCTTAACACGAAGTACTGTATGTAATCGTGGTAGGTCCATAACCAAGACGCTAGTAATAACTTAATAGTTGTTTCCATGTGGCTAATATACGAAAGATTTTGATACGTGCAAGGATTAGGTAATAATAATTACAAATAGGATCCAAAACGTAACAAGGTAAGCGAGTACGAGTAGTTTAGCTGTGCGTGGTGTCATGGTTCAATAGTATCAGTTGAACAATAAGGTCTATACAACCATCTAAATAATGAATCACGCATCAACCTACTTCTGATTATCATAGTTTGATTTAAGTCACGATTCCTTGTCTTGTTATTTCTTGCTGTTTTCATCCTTTCTCGGTTTTAAGGATTTGTTTATAAAGAATTATTCTCATGTTCTTCTACTGTAAGTTTATTAGCATTACTTTTCCCGTTTAAGCAATGAAATCTTGAAACCGTAGAAGTGTCTTCATTTAATAATAAATGTCTATCTCCTTCACAAAATGTAACTCTTGCGTTAAAATCACATAATTCCCTAACTTTAACCTCTAATTCGTCAAGTGCTTTTTCATACGAAATATATGTTCTTTCTAATTTTTTAAGTTCTCTTTCCATCTCTACTGATTTTTAAGTATTTCTTCTAGTTGGGGTAGGGTTACTGATAAAAACTCTTTGCATTATATTGAAATTGTAATTTTTCTTAATCTTAATACACATCCAATATTCAACTTCAAATGTTTTATCATTGTAACCATCATATATTTTACCAAGTTCATTAGGAGTACAAATCCTAATTTCCCTAATACACATCCATAACGGTTGCGCTTTGCCTGTTTTATATCCTTTAGTTAATTTCATCTTCATTCTCAATGAATACTGCTATATCGTGTTTTTCGTGGGTCATAGCTCGGTTATAATTAGAACTTTAGACTTATCATTTGGACTAAAGCTAACATCTGATAATTGAATAATTTTATCAATATCTAGCTTATGTAAATTTTGACCTACGGTTTTAGATATTTCAATAAATGATGCTAACTTAAATACCATTGTTTCACACTGATAAACGTATTTACCAAAGTTTCTAATAAGTTTAAACCCATCATTTAATTCTGTTGATAAAATTCTACGTTCTATATTGACAATTCCTGTTTCTGTAAGAGCATAAATTGTTCTTATAGAGTGACCATCTAAACGCTTTGTCTTAAATGACTTTATAAATATTGCTTTTTCTTTATTCATATCTCTATTTTTAATTCTCCATCATTTCGTCCTCTCGCATCTGATTGTAGTTATCGAGTGCTTCTTGCTCAACTGCTGACCAGTCAACGTAGGATAACATTAAATCTGCTAATCCTTCTATCTCCTCATCGCATTCGATTGAGTTAATTATAATCTCATCTTCTGACAAGTCATAGTCAATATCATACACCTCAATATCTCTATCGTCTAAGCAGATAGTGAATGAGTGTTCTAGTCCTGTGAATCCGTTAAGTGTTGTCATATCCTTTAGTTTTATTCAAATATACTCGTTTACTCTATACCTTATTTAAAATTGTGATAAGCGGTTGTTATTCGTGATGGGTGGTAAAATTATCAAACCACTCCACGAACTCATCGAAGTCACGGACTATAATGTAAATACCTCCTGCTCGTTCTATGCTCGCTTGGTATTCCTTTTGCACGTCTGACTGCCTATCCTTTAAATACTTAATCTCAATCTTAACCGACCTACCTCTAATCGTTGCGCTTATATCAGCACTACCTTTCGTTCCTTGTGTTGGAATGTACTTGCCTTTGAGTTGTCGTTCATTCTCACCAACTTTAATCTTTGCACCTTCAACATACGTTCCTTGTGTGCTAATCCGTTCAGCTTGGTAACCTTCGTAGTTTATTAGATCAATAACACATTTGGTCAATCCGTTTGCACTATTATCACTCCATGTCTTACTCGGTATAGCGTGTTGTGGGAAGTTAGGATACTTTATGCTCATTAGCTTGTAGTGGTGGTCTAGTAAGCGTTGTTTGTTTTGTTTGGTCATATAAATGTAACATTAGTAGGTACGGTAACTTTAGAGAAATAAGCCTTTGACCAACTATTAACACATTTCAATTCTGTTAATGAGTTTATCTTAATGCCTTCAAATTTCTCTTTAGTATGTTGACCTGTTGTTAATACTATTGTACTTCCACATTGAACTAGCATAACCTTACACCAATCAATCTTTTCAGCTTTGTTAATTATTCCTTTCATTTCATTACAATTATAGTTAGACAAACTTTCATCAACTCGAAGTCAGTAGTTACCTTAGTTAACTTTTCTTGAAGTTTCTTAGAATCTCTTGCGTGTTTACGATTCATATTTTCAAAGTGTTCAATTTTACCTTTCAATTTATTAACTTCTAATTGAAGTCTTGCTTCGTTGTTAGTATTTTGTTTTATGCTAGTCATGTGCCATGAGCAACAAATAGGGCAAAGGTAACTTCTAACAGGTTTTAATCTTCTATTAGAAGTCTTATCTAGTTTCTTAATATAGAAGTCTGCATCTGCTTCAGTTCCAAACTTTACCTTAGTGCATTTCATAACCCCTTCAATCGTTTAATTTCTAATTCTAATTCGGTAATCCTTGCACTTTGTTTCATCATCCTACGCCAAATGAATAGCAGTGAATTATAAGTCTTGTGTACTGAATCAATCCTAACTTGGTTAGGCAAGTCTAATCCTTGTTCCTTAATCAGACTTTTCTCAGTTCGGTTAATGATTTGCCTTAGTTCGTATTCGGCTTTTTGTGTTTCGATTCGTAGTAGTAAATCATCATCTTGCTCCGTTCGATTGAGTAACTTATAAGTAGCATCCTTATCTACTAAACTCTTAATCGTTTGCATTCCTAAACCTGTCGATACTCGGTCTGCATTTCCTAGTGCTTCCATGTTATATCGGTTTTGAAAAATTTTCTTTACAGTCTTTACACCAAACAATACCTCTGCAATTACTTATTCTTTTATGACTACATTTTGCATTGTTTACTGGAAAAATATTATTTTCTTTCTCCATGTCCTTAGCTTTATTAAATGCATCTACAAGTAATAAATCTTGCATAGGCGTAGTATTTAATACACCTAATATATCACTAAATTCTTTTACTAAATATTCAACCGCTGATTTCATATCACTCTATTTTTAATTATAAACTTCTTTACTCCGTTCGTTCTTAACTCTTCATAATCCAATCCGTAAAACTCACAGTATCTTTTCAAATCCTTAGTTACTGCGTTCTTTGTTTTAGCGTTCCAACGTTTAGGTATATTCATTACATACATATCATAAAACTCATCAGAATTAACCCATTCATCCTTTTTAACCGATGCAATGCACTCAAATAGTTCTTTGGTAATATCTGCTTCCAAACGTTTATAAGGTAAGCTAACGGCTTTATATGGTAACAATCCTTTATCTAAGTATTTCTTTAAGCACTCAATCATGTAGCAGTCGAATCTTGCCCATTCTTTATCATCCCAATTCTCAAACAACTTGTGACCAAAGTAGTCAATAGGTGTATGTTCAGCATTAAAGAAAGGCGATAACTCTACCTCGAATCTTCTTGCTTCGTGTGAACCGCCTTTACCTTTGATAGTGTAGTTGGTTGTGATAATTATCTTAGGTGAATCTTCTATTGATAGCTTAATAGTGTCCTTGCCTTTATAAGTAATCTCAATACCTTCAGTAATAACACTAAACAACTGCTCAAAGTCAAAGTTCTTTTTAACATCATCCCAAACTAAAACCTGGCAATCTGTTTTCACTCCTTGATATGGAAATGGTGCATCGAATCTAAATGATTTTCCGTTAAGTGATTGTACCTTCTTTAGATGTTTCAATGCGTGACAAAATAAACCTTTACCACTTCTTCCATTTGGATCGTCACTAATCAATTCATCGTTTAGAATTATAGCTTTATTGTCACCTCCTACATTATAAGAATGAAGTAAGTACCCGATAACCGTTTGAAACGTATTATACCTATCAACGTCTTCACCTGCTATCTTCCAAATGAAAGTACGGTACTCTGATTCGTGATGGTCTGAATCTATGTAGTTACGTTTAATCACTTGGTCTTCCCAAATATGCAACCCATAATGTGAGTAAGGTTTTAGTATTGCAGTTTCTTTATTTACTTCAACTACTCCATTCTGATATAATAGATATGCAGTATCATTAGTATCTCTAAGTACTTTAATTTCTTCACTATTCAGCATTGACAAATATTGTCTAGTAAATATCGAAGCCTTGCCAGTCATTAGATTATAGACTTGTTTTCCTAGTTGATTCTTTTCAATGTAGTTCAATACGAAATCCTTTACATCTATTTCATCACGAATCTTTAAGAATATACCATCCTTGTGAATGATATTAAATGAACTTTCTTCGTTTGGTTTGTTCTTGAAGAAGTTATTACAACCTAAGAATGTTTTAAAATCGTAGTTATCTAATGAAATTTTACCATCATGTGATTCACTCCAGAACGGTCTTGAATTATCCTCATTCATATTTCTTCAAATGTTAAGAAAGTTATAACTGCTTTATCATGAGTTGGAAATAATTCATAGTGAGTTGCTACCCCATGCAATCTTAAAGACTTCATAATCTTTCGATATTGAATACATCTTTTAAATGTAATTACAATCTTGTGTTTACCTTGAATGTCGTATGAAATATTATACAACTTAAATTCTTCTTTGATAATCTCTAAAAACATAATAAATAATTTAATAAAAAAGCCCCTATTCTACTCATCGGATACCACCTCGATTTTCAAATAAGGGCTAAATAAGTCCTTTAGTTCTATAATGTGGTATCGAACAACGAAGTAAATATAGTTATTAATTCAATACAAACAACAAAATAGTAAAAATAAATTTAATTTATGACTTTTACGACTGTTTTATGCCTGACTTTTTTCTTAGTGTTTATAAGGGTTTGACGTAGATTAGGCGGAAAGTCGGAAAGTTTTTAGGCTTTTTTAAAAAAGTTGATAATATGTGTTTATATAGTATATATAGAAAATATAGTATAGGAATATTTTATGACTTTATGTCTATCCCTTGCTACGACTAAGAAAAACATAGGCAGAAGTCAGTCAGAAACAGGCGGAAAGTAAAAAACCCCTCACAATGGAGGGGCTTCTAAATTAAATGTGCTAATTAATAGCTTGACGTTTTGATTATCTCAGAAGGGTAGATCATCTTCAGGTAACGGTTCGCCTTGTGTTGACGTTGGTAAAGGTGGTTGCATATTACTTACTGGGTTCGGAGTTGTAGCATATTCGCTACTTGCTTCAATTTTCCAACCCTGTAACTGTACATAATAACGCCCGTTATACTCTGAACCTCTTAAATTAATCTGTACCGTTACATCTTGACCTACTTGAATGTAATCTAATAAATTACATTTATCCTGTACAAATTCAACTGGTATTGATTGTGGGTAAGTTTCTTCAGTTTCAACAACTAATAAACGCTTCTTAAATCCTTTAGTTCCTACTTCTTCAGTAGCGTTAACTACCTTTACTTTTCCTTTTACTTCCATTGTTATATCTCCGTTAATTTAATTACTGCCTTGTTTAGTTTATCATTGATTGCTTCAGCTTCGGCAAGTGCTAACTCAACCCATTCTTGTACTGTCTTTAATATTGGTTTCGCTTTAGTTCCTAAGTTAACTGAATCGGTACGCTTAAGTTCTTTAACGAATAATGGTTTAATACTTTCAGGTCTGTAAGATACGAAAAATAACGATTCGAGTTTAGGATTGACCGTAAAATAATGAACGCATTGATCTAAATTGTCTAATGGTATTTCACCTTCTAAGCACGTTTGTAAATGCTTCTTAGCTTTAGGGCATTTAATCTCACACGCTTTAGTATGGTCATCTGTTAAACCATCCATTGAGATTCCGATAATAGGACATGAAGTAGATATAGCTAATCCAACTTCATTAAATTCTAATCCTGTGTATTGACTAACTTTGTAACGTGCTTCTGGTTCTAACTCTTTACCCCTAATCATGTCGTAAGATTCGTAGTTATCTTCTACCTGGAACTGCTCAGTATACTCACCAAGCAGTTCTAAGAATAGATTATCAGACTTAACAAAGAGTTGTGATGCTCTAGTAGATGTTATCTTAGCCCATCTCGATTCGTGCCATTCGATTGAGCCTTGTGGATCGTTGTGGATAATCATACGTTTGGGTATTGAGTTTTAATATGGTTATAAGCGTCTATTAGCTTATCTAATTGGTCTTGTGAAGATAATATGCTAATAGGATTAATAGTAACGCTTACACGCTTCTTTTCATAGATGTAGTTTTCAACTACACTAATCATGTACTGAATGATTTGGATATTTCTCATTTCAACGTAGATTTAAGAGTTTCTTTCTTAGCCATCACAGTAGGTAGATTCTTCTCAGCTTGTGTAAGTAAGTCCCAAGTTGTTTTAAGTTCGTCTAATGTCGTGCATTTAGCTAATTCAATCATTGCCTGTACGTCTGAAACTTGTTGCTGTTGAAAGAACTTCTTAAACCTAACTACATAACCGTGACGTTTATCTACCATAGCAAACATAATAACTGGCTTACCAACCCAATCTTCTAGGAACTCACTACCAAATTCTTTTTGAAAGAACTCACCATTCTTGTTATTTAACAATACAGGTTTATGTAATGGTTTGCCACTAGGATATTCTAACAAGTCTAAACCTGTTTTAATAATCTTTTCTTGTTCTTTTTGGTCAAATGATTCAGCATCTTTAAAAGCTGCAATAGTCACTACCATTTCAGGTCGTAATCCTTTTCCAAGTGATTCGCCAAACTTTAAATCTTCACCGCTAATATAGCGTGAATCGTTGTTTTTCTTCCAATGTGTTTTCATAGTCATTAATTTTATTCAAAGTTAATCAATTAGTTTACTTTATTCTAGTAATTGTGATGAACGGTTATTGGAGTAGATGAGTGGTTAAAATAACTCAGTCTGCCTAACATCTGATTTGCGAATGATACCTAAAGCAGTTTCAAAGATAGTTCTACCTGCTTCATAGTCTACCAGGTTACGAGCCATTTTAATAGTTGATTGTTCACCTTTATATTTTCTAAAGTCGTAATCGTGTAGCTTACATAATAAATCTAATTCATTTTTAGCACTCCCAACTATACCTTTACTTTCTTCCCTATCAATGTTATTCGGTAAAATAAAGTTACTCCAATATAAATGCCTACCTCTTTTTTGAGCTGAAATTAATGGCTCATAATACGGGATTACATTTTCAACTAAATACTTACCGTTAAATTGATATTTTAAAAGTAATATCTCTTCATATAATTTCATGTCGGGATATTTATTTTCAAATGTAACTCTATTTTTTTGACTCATCCTTATGCTAGAATGTGTAGGACAAGGTGGTGAACTCCAAATAAAATCAAACTCTTTAAAATGGTCTAATAAGTATTGGTGTGCATCTGCAACTATTACTATATCGTTTGGGAATCGTTCTTGATATAATCTTGCAGCTTCTTCGTCTAACTCCACCGCAGTTACTTCTATTTCAATTCCAGCTTCATTAGCTACTTCATCCCACTTGTATCTGTTACCGCCTAAACAAGCGTATAAATTTAGTATCTTCATATCATCTCTTTTAACCATTGTCTAAACGCTTGTTGTAGTTCTATCTGTTGTTCCATTGCTTCGATATCAGCACCTACCATCAGGAACGCATCGAATGAACGTATCTCTTGAACTAGTCTATTTCGTTTCATCTTCGCTAGTTGTGTCATCGGTACATCTTCTAAGAAGTCTGCAAGTACTGGAAGGAGTTGTGATGCTAGGAGTTTCTGTTCGTGGGTCATAATAGAGTAGTCTTTTTCTTAAATACAATCTTATTACCATTCATTGAGTAGCCTGTTATTTCATGAACACCATCATCTTTCCAAGTCATGCCCTGAACTTTTAACTCTGGATATTTTTCTTTTACGTCACCTATTTGATGTACAAACAACATGAAATCCATCATAAATCTTTCAAAGTTTTCTTTATTTACAACTACAAAAATATCAGAAATATCAACTATCTGATGTTCTATTATTTTCTTTTTTCTACTCATAATTCTATTTTTAATTGTGATTCTACATTTCTAAATTCAAATCCACTTGTGTTAAAACAAATCTTTGAACCGTTATCAAATAAGCAAAGAGAATAATTACCGCTTTGCTCTAATACTTTTAACCATCCGTAACGCTTAATAAATACTTGTTTCATACCTGTTGAGCCTCCCACCCTTTCAAATCTTTAACCGAGTAACTAGGTATCATCATCTCGTTTTCATTCGAGTAGATAGCTTCTTTAACTTGACCGAAGTAAACCGATCCGTACATAGGTTGTTCAAACTTCATTCGTAACCTAAGTGCATTCGACATAGTACAATTGTATTTAGCCATTATCTCGGTTACTGTTAAGCCTGTCACATCTATTCGTTTCTTCTTAAAGTAATCTGTAACCACTAAGTGAATAGTTGTTTTAGATACGTTAAACTTACGAGCCATTGAACTAAGCGTTCTAAGATGAAACTCAACTGTAATTTGTTCCTTCTGCTTGTGGGTTAACTCTCTAAATATCTTCCGCTTCATCTTCCAAATCTTTTACATCAAACTCTATAAACATCTTACCATCTAGTGTATAGTAATCTACTGAACCATTATCGAAGCTAATCACTACGGGGTAATCTTCTGATAAGTCCTTAATCCGTTGTACCGTTCCCCATTGCTTGTAGAACTGTGAGTACTTTCTGTCGCCTATTAGCATTTCTTTATTTGTTTAAATATATGATTTGCTTTCTCATTAAAAGTCATTCCTTGACCTTCATCTACTGAACTACTTACACACACGTATTTAGGTGGCGTATAACTATTCTCTTTTGTCGTTGGCTTGGTCGACTTGTTTAGCCATTGTTTTAACCCCATGATATCAATGATTTAAATTTAGAAACTCCATACGCATTAGTTCGTTCTAAGACAGGTAACAACTCCTTAGCCGTTAAACCCTCTTCAATCTTATTCTCTTGCATCCATGACTTTACACCAACCTCACAAGCACCTGTAATTAATCTGTAATGCTTAACCGTTACAATCGTATCTTCTAAGATTGGTTCGTTCTTTAGTTTCTCTGATATTAGTTTAAAGTTAACATCTTCATTCGCTTGTTTAATCGTTTTACCATGCGCTGAATAACCATCTTTAGTAACTATATATAACGTTTCAAATGAATTAGTAAGTACCTTCATTACATTAGCCTTGCGACTTAATAAGATAGAACGAATGCCATCAACTATGATATATTCTTTTAACTTACCATTATGTGCAATGTATTCTTTATTAGCTTCAACATCAACACCAATAATACCCCAAGCTACTCCTATTGGTTGACAGTCTTTATTGAACTCAACCGCAGATATTAAGCATCCAACACCTGCACCTTTAACCGTTGCAAAGAATCCGTTTGCAGTAGCAGAAGAATAGTCACCACTCGAAGCACTCTTTGAATAGTCACCACTCGAAGCACTCTTTGAATAGTAACCACTCGAAGCACTCTTTGAATAGTAACCACTCGAAGCACTCGTTGAAGAGTTACCACTCGAAGCACTCGTTGAAGAGTAACCACTCGAAGCACTCGTTGAAGAGTTACCACTCGAAGCACTCGTTGAATAGTCACCACTCGAAGCACTCGTTGAAGAGTAACCACTCGAAGCACTCTTTGAAGAGTTACCACTCGAAGCACTCTTTGAATAGTAACCTTCTTTTTTGTTATCACATTCCTTATAAAACTCTCCAAAAGTTTTACCTAATTGTTCTTCAAAAAAATCTTTCTTTTTCATCTTACTTAGCTTTAATTTCATTAATTACTTTGTCGATTGATTCTTGTACACGAAGTGTATTAAGTCTACATTCGTGGTATTGCTTAGATGCGCTTTGTACATCATCTGAACAGAATTGCTTACCCTCTCTTACAATTAATAACAGTTCGTAAGCGTTACTCATCATTCCTTGCCATAACTCTAACTCCTTGTAAAGTTGATGCGCTGTGTTAATTAGTTGTTTCATGTCGTTTAATTTTCTACTAAACTACATCATCTATTCCGAATAAAATTAAGAAATGTGATGAACGGTGAATTATTAGGGTGAGTGGTAAATTAAAAAACCCCCACCGAATGATGAGGGTTTAAAATAGTTGACGTTCCCGCGTTTAAACTATTTGATTGTAAAAAAGGTGACTATTTGTCTTAGCCCGAGTGTACGCATACTTAAACGAGAATAGCCACCTTAAACCTAACTTGAAAAACTAACTTCTATGAGTAGCGAATGTACTAAATATTTGGATACTTAATACCATTTACTTCAATAATATTACCACTATCTATTAATGGCTTCAATGTACGCCAAGTATAACCAAACGTTTTCTCAAAGTGTGGTGCATCTTTAAACGACTTCCAATCGCCACCCCATACCCATCCTTCAGACTTAAAGTAATTTACTGCTTCAGTCCATTCAGGCGTTTTGTCTTTATCAATATCCTTAACTAAACTCCATGATGCTTCTTCAAATGTACCGTTACCATCGTTATCGTATAATAATACAATGTCAAAAGCTAAACCGTAGTTGTGAATAGATTGCCAGGCGTTTGCATTCGTTACCTTTGGTCGTTTCTTGAATAGTGCTGATTGTTCTTCAGGCGATCTAAAAACATACGCAAATCTTAATCTGCAATTCTTTGGAAGCATCGAATTGATTTCTAAATATTGCGCTTTAAGTTCTTCTCGAATCTTTGGGTGTGCAAACTCAATTCTGTCTAATGTTATTTTATCCATATCTTAGTTTTAATTAATACCGCTACAAATCCCAACACCATGCAAATAACCAAAGCTACCCAAGGAAACTTATACTTTGCTTTGATTGTCTTGTATTCAATCTTAGTCTTGTACTTAACTACTTCAATACTATCTCGCTTCAGCTTGTATTCAGTCTTAATCTGATAACGTGTCTTAGGAACATAAACTGTATTGTACTGAATAATAGTATCGTATTCAGTTACTACCTTTACCCATTCGTTATTGATTAGGATTGAATCGACTTTAGTTAACGTGATAGTATCAGACGTAGGTACAAATTGTACCCCCTTCTTAATTGCTTTCTTGTAGTGGTATTGTGCCGAACACGATGTAAGTCCTAAGTATAGCAAGAACGATATTACACAAGCCCAAATAAAGGCGAGTAGGTGTGTGGTGTTTAGTTTCATTTGGTGTATATTTTAACGTGAAAATAATTATCAACTGTTGGGTCGAATGTTTGAGGTAATTGTGATTTTATTAAATATTCAAAAACTAACATACAATACAATTCAAATGTTAACTCTTTATGAAAACATACATACTCTCCCCACGCTTCCTTACGTTTAGATTCAGGTAATAGTTTGCTATATTTCATTTTATATTATTTTTCATTTTATACTGCATCCAATCAATTAACGTCTTATTATTCACCTTGTACGATGAACGTTTACATTCGTTACAACTAAGGTAATGTTGTATAGTTCCTGCGGTTGTTGTGTAAGTGTTTCGTAACCTAACATCGTAAGACTGACATTCGGGACATCCAAACTTTTCACCACCTCGAAGAACTGAATAGTTTACTTTCTTCTTAGAGTACGGTGCTAACTTTTCATAAACTTTCTCAAGTACCACAACATCCATGTCGCAATACTCTACCATTCGTCTTAATGCATCCTTATCCTTATCAAAGATAATAGCTTTCCACATATCCATACCTTCGTGTTTAATCTTTGCTCCAACTCCTAAGAACTTAGCAATGTAATCTAGCTTATTTGAATTGAAATTAAACTGCGATTTAGCGTGTTTAAGCGTGTCAATAGATTGATACTGTGGAAACATCTCAACGTTATGAAATAAGCACCTTGTACGAAGCCATTTGATGTCGAACCTATCACCGTTGTGCGCTATGATTTCATCCGCTTTATTAAGTTCTTTGATGAATGCTTTAAGTAGTTTCTTATCACATTGCTTTTCATCCCAAGTAAGGTTATGAATCGTATCATTACCTTCCCACTTCCAACTAACGCAAATGATAGCACGTTCTTTGATGATGTCATCGGGTTGGATTGTTAGGTTGTAGCCACTTCTCCAAAAGATACCAATGTTAAAACTCGTTTCAATGTCGAAAAATAGTCTTTTTCTCATGCGGTTTTTTTGGCTAATATACAATTACTTTTCTATTTTCCTAGCTTGTGCATCAATTAATTTACTTCCGAAAGCAAAACCAATAAGAATTAACCATGCTTCACTTCTCCAACCATGCTGAATATAATCTATCGTAGCTATGATAATACACCACACAAACGACACGAACATTGTTAGCTTCATTCTGTCCCACTCACGTACACCGTTAACATCTTTCTTTAACGTGTCGTGCGCTATTGACTTGATTATATCAATTACCTTCATGCTTTATCTTAATCTCATTAGGAAGCACCGCAATCCACTCTACAATCTTCTTAGGTTGTTCATCACTTAACGGTCTTGTGTGTATTTGATCTTCGTAACAATCGTATAATCTACTCTCAACTGTTGTTAGTTTCTTATCAAGTACAATTATCCAATAGAACATTAACGGAACTACTCCGAACTTAACTGTTAGGTCTAATATCTTCTCAGGTGTCATTCCTTAACAATTAAAGGTTCACCATAAAACGTTCTAGTATTGAAGTCAAAGAATGCTTCAACGAATGATTCAGTACATAGTTCCGTTACTGCTACTTGACCTTCTTGCACTTCGTTATCGAACTTACAAAATAACACCTTACCTGTGCTTTCTTCTATTATCGTAAACATTATAGATTATTTAGAGTGAATGAATTACTAACTAACGTGTCGCCTGTATTCGCCAACGTAGCTGAAATATAAAAATAGTTATCAACTGTTCTGTCAAACGCTTGAGAAGTTTGACCGATATTAATAGCACCTATATCTGTTGGTTGATTGGATATATTAGAAATACCACTAAGGTTACCACCATTAATTCTCATCTGTCTAACAACTCCTAAGTGTTGGTTTGTCGTACCCATTACAATAGTGGCAAATTGTCCTGTTGTACCTGCTGGCATCGAAGCACTTGTTGACATCTTATAACGCAACGTAATAGAGTTAGTTGTACCTACCCTACTATATCTATCATTGATATTAATTACATCACTTGCAGCAAAAGTATTAGCAGGAATAAGTATCTGAATAAGTTGTGTTTCAGTAAGCGTACCTGTTAAGTTAGGTGCAAAAGCTATGTTCTTTGTTTGGTATATTAAGTTCTGCTTAAGTGCTAACGCATCGAATACCACGTTTTCAGATGGTGCAAACGCAGTTACTCCATTGGTTAATGACTGACTTACTAATGTTGGGATGTTTATGTCCATACTATATTTATATTATCGTTTCCTAATGTTGGTACTGTTGTAGTTGCTTGTAATACTCCTGCTACATATACGTTGTAGGTAGTATCAGGTAACTCAAAAGGTTGTTCAGCTAATACGTTAACCGAATATGTATCATCTGAATTGCTTACTACTGAATCGGCAACCGTTATAAAAGTTGAGTTTTGAATTGTACCAACAAATGTAGCACCATCCGAAGCCGTTAGGTCTACTTGTAGAATACCTTCAGCTATTAATGATGTTAACTGATTACCGTTTATTAGTATTGTACTGTCACCTACTTGCCAATGCAAACCACTAGCAGCACCTACTGTATATTGGTCACCTAAAGTATTATGTACTAATAATGAGTAAGTGTCACCACTTCCAATAGTAGTGAATAACGAACCGTTAATGTTAAGAGTAGCATCGTCACACGTTGAAGGGTTTGGAACTTGTATCGTTTCACTACCACCCGAAGGTATTGTACCCTGTTGGATTAGTGTACCGTTTACATATTCTACTAAGTACGAAGCATCATCACATGGAGTTGGTGGTGTAGGCTCAACACCGCTTAGAGGTATCTCACAGATTGACACCATATCCACCTCAACTCTAACACGCATTACCCAACCACCACAATAGTCTAATAAGTCATTGTTAATAGGTAGCATTGGATAAGCGTGGATAACATCCATATCAGTCTGACCTTCCTCTAACCACTTGGTAAGCATTGCAAGAATCAACTGAGTATCACTAACTACTGAGGTTACATTAACTCGGTCTTGCGTATAACGATCTAAACAGTAAATGTCAATCTCAAACTCGTTAGCGTTCGTACTTGGTAGTGCACCGATAGGAACAACGAATAACAACGGATAACGCTCATCTTCAGTAGCGATGTTAGGCATCTGTTCTTTAAACTCAAAGCCGAACTTCTGTACCATCTCATTCTGAGTAGCAAAGTTTTCTATAACACTAACAGCCTGTAAGTACGTTATCATATAAATAGAATATCGGTATTGAAGTTATCGTCTGATTGTGGTGTAAGTAATGCATTCTCACAATCTGTGTTAAGAGTACTTGTATAGTTAGGGAACAAGTCCTTGTTAATATCTAAGTAACGTCTAGCAATAGATTCAAAGAACTCCGCTTTCTGCTCATAGTGACGCATCACGAAAGCAGTTGTACCTTGTTCAACACTCTCAGAATTATCTCCATTCTGTTGTTGAAGTCCTTTATTCTTTAGTTGGTATGTTAAGCCTAACACACAATCAACCGCAGCCCTCCAAGCAATAGCAGGTTGTATCTTAGCTACCAATGCCTGTTCATCAGATGAAAGTGTCTGTGCGTTATACTTAGTAAGCAAGTCATCAAAGAAATATGTACCTAGTATATTCTGCATCCAAGAACAAGCAGCAGGTTCAATGTATTTAACTACCTCAATAGCTGACACGTTCTGTGTTATCGGTGTCTTTTGTTTTAAATACGCTTCAGTTACAAAGTAAATCATATCATAGGGGGTGTTTCAGATGACATTGTAGGCAACTCATCACCACCTTCCAACGGTGGCAACATACCTAATGCTCTTTGTTCGTTTATAGTCATTGATTTTAGTAGCGCATTTGCTAACAATGGTGACATTGCATTTACTAAGTCACGAGTTTTACTTGCTCCCGTTGTATCTTCTACAATCTCTTCACCTAATAACTTGTAACCGTTGAATTGTATCTTACCTTTAACGTCACAGATTTGCATTATCTCAGACCACATAGATTCCATTAAGTCACGCTCGGGAAGTATTACGTTTTTCTCAAAGATTGCATAGGACATTTCTAATTCTTGTGCGTTACCTAAAGAACCCGCAACCTTAACACCCATGATTGATGGGTTAATCTTGTGAGCAAAACAGATATTATCTTTAATCTCTTTAGCAGTCGATTCAAATAACTTATCATTGTTGTTAGATGATACGGTCTGTGCTTCAGGTGTATTCTCAATACCATCACCTGTTAACACCATCACCTTGCCTGAGTTACTTGCACCCGAAGCCCCTGCAATACCGTCTTTAAAGTCTTCAGCTTCTTTCTTTGAACCGAATCTCTTTGGTCTACGAATGATTAATGAAGGGAATATACTATTCTGTATATTACTCTTATGAAGTAGCGACTGTTCACCATCTAAGAATACCCAGTTAAGGCATGATGAATACGTAGGAATAGGGTAGTAGTCTTGACCTGCACCTGGTTCTCCAAATGTGTAAAGCATTTCACCGCATGGATTCATTGGGTCGTATGCAGGGATTATTCTTCTATTAGCTTGTGTTGACCAATCAGAACTATACTCGAATCCACCATCGAATCTATAACGAATACAAGAAGGGTCAACACGCTTCATTGATAACCATTTACCGCTATCACTAAACACAATGATAGCATGAGTTCTACCATGTATTTGATGGTCACGCTCAAACTGTTTGATTAACTTAGGTAGCTTAACCTTGCGTTTAAACACTTCAAAATCTACCTTCTCCGCACCTGTGTTAAGTCCTTTAATCGAATACCCACCACCAATCGTAGCCTTAACAATGAAGTCGATGATTGCTCCATGAATCGGTGAGGTGTAATACATCTGATTAAGTATCTGTGGGAATAGATTTTCCTCACCAAAGTAAACGATTGAACCGTTACTAATATTCGATTGAATGTAAGGTAGTGCTAAGTTACCCTTACCAATCTTTAAGAAAGGTGTGCTAAACGCTTGTGGCTCTGTTCTAACCGCAGGAGTTTTACCACCGAATTGTATTCCAAATAGTTTCATAAATATACGCTTGTATCTACGTTGGTAGATGAGTAAACAATCATTAAACCTTCTTCAAGTATTCGACCTGTTGTGTCTGCTATCTCAGTCGGGTTAGCAGTAGCACTCTCATACACTCTATAAGTATATTCACCTGAAGCAATTGATTCATTAAACGTGAATAGGTTATAGGTATTAGGGTATGTACTTATGTCGGTATAGTGTACACATATCACAGGCTCATCTAAGTCTATATCTCTATAAAGAGCAAACAAATAGTGAGGTGCTGCAAGTAGTGAACTCTCAGCAAGTGTAAGGCATACTTTAGAATCTACTGACTGTGTTATGTAAATCATATAAGTATAGGGAGAAGGTGACGATTTGAAACAAAAAAAGGGTAACCGTTAAGCTACCCTTCCTAATTATAGATATTGTTATTAAGATACTGCTATCATTGCAGCTACAACCGCAGCATCAATAGTGTAACTCTTATGATCATTCTCAGCGATTAATACCGCATCGTAGTTAGATCCATCTGCTCTTTCCATTCCTGAACCACCACCAACTGATTGTAGTTGTGAGTAAGGAGTGTACCACCAAATACCGTTAGCATCTTTCTCAAGTGTGTACAAGTAATCTTGTCCTGCACCTAAGATGTCTAATGCTCTTGACTTTAATCCTGTTCTACGGTGTAACTTAACGTTAGTTGTTCTTGTAACCGTTACAGAACCATTAACGAAGTCTTGTTGTTCATCTTCTGTATATTGCGAAGTCTTACGTTTGATTGCGATTACTGAAGGGGCAACACTTACAGTTGCAGCAGTTACATTCCAAGTAGTTGTATTCTCGGTGATAGCAGTAATATCGCTAAACCTTCCAACATACAATTCGTGTAAACCTCCTGAGTTTCTTTCGCAATCAGCAGCAATGTCTTCTAAATTTGCACACGCCATGATTTAAATATTTTAAGTTAAAAAATAAGGGGCTTTTACACCCCTTTTAAATTTACGAGATGTAAGCTTGGATTCCATAAACAACCCATTCGTCATCATTCAAGTAGTCAAATCCAACTTTGAAGTCAGAACGAACACGGATGTTTGCATCACCTGTTGTATTTCTCATGTCAATTACTGTAAGGTCTGAAGGGTCAGAAACTAAGTCAGCTAAGAAAATGTAGTTAGACTTCAAAGACAATACAGAAGTAGATGTAGGCATACCTTCACCAACTGTAAGTGTATAACCTAAGAACTTCAATACAGGCTCACCTGTTGTGTATACTTCAGCAGACTGTGAAGCAACCGCTAAACGGTAGTTGTCAGCAACATCAGGAGATACGAACCAAAGAACTTCGCTTTTCTTGTTACGTAATGTAACAGGGATTTGAGCATACATAAGTGTCAACTGTGCTACAACGTTAGAAGATGTAATAGCTGTACCTGCGATGTTCTGTGCAACTGGAATAGAACCTGAAGCCAACTTAGCTAAGATACCATCACACAAGTCTAAGTATGTTCCTGTAACAACAGAAGCATTACCTTGCCATGTTAAGTACTCTAAGTTGTTGTTAACTGCTTTACCTAACTCAGCATAGAAGTGAGTTGCAAATGCAGCAGGTAAGAAGTCTGCTTGGTTTGAACCTGCGCTCATCCAATCAGCAACGAAAGACGTTTCAAGATCGTACACACATAATTCTGTACCGATTTGGATTTTACATACGTCCATCTCTTTAGCATCCAATGTAGTGTCACCACCTTGAAAGTCACAACCTGCCTCATAGAACAATGTTCCGAAAGCTAAGTTACCGATTTTAGTTTTTTCCTTTAAGTTTAATACTTGACGGAAGTTAGAAGAAGAACGATTATCTAGCAACGCTGCTGAATAGAACTCCTTAGGGTTTACTTGCAACAATGCGTTTGTGTTAACAGTTGTTGCGAACTTGATTTCTCTAGCCATTTTTACTTTTTGTTTTTGTTTTACTTGTTATAATGTGCAACCAACTGGTTCACTCTATTTACTCTCATTTCTACTGCTGACATCTGAACCGATTCCATTTCAACAGGCTCTTCAGTAGGTGTCTTAAGTTCAGCTATCATAGCGTAAACTTCTTCCATCTTAGCGTCTACTTCTTCTTTAGTGTAAGTTTCGATAGCAGGTACTTCTACTTCAGCCATCTCAACTACTACTTCTTCTTCAGTTGACATCTCAACCTCTTCTTCAACTACTGCTACTTCTTCAGTCATTTCGACTTCAGCTTCAGCACCCAATGAAGTGATGGCATCTTTCTCGATAGTCACCATAGCACCATCAATCTCAACTTCTCCTGTAAAGTCAGCAACCTCTTCTAAGTTTTCATCTATAACAACTACTTCAGCACCAACTTCTAATGCATCAGCAGTAACGATAACTTCACCCGAATCAGTAGCCACTGCATCAGAGAAACGAGCGATGTACTTGTTCTTCTTTAATTGTGGTTTACTCATTTGTATTTCTGTTTTTATTGTTTCACTTAATCTAACAGCCCCATCACCATGAATACTAAACCCAGTCTGACCGTTCTTAATTGCTTCGTTGTAAGCATCTTTGTCTGTAAACTGTTGTACACAGAACCAAGTTTTCTCAGGACATTCAATACCATAAGTGGTGAATGACTTATCTAACTTAGGATTCTCAACTAACCACATCTCAAGGGGATATGATGGCACACGCTTATTTACATCATGCTCTTCATTGAATACGTCTTTACCTGCTCTGTCTCGTTGGAACTTATTGAAAGCAAATTCAACTGTTTCGGGGGTAACTACAAGGTAGTACTCTTCACCTGTTTGCTCATCACGTCTAAATACTTTGGATGGCATTAATACAGGTGCAGCGATTCTATATTTTAAATCGTCTTTAAAGAAAATTTCTTGCTTACTAAATGCGATTCCTTTGATTTGAATAGCAGGGTTAGCCGTATTAGCAATTTCTAAGACACCTAAATATTCGCCATTTATAGCGTCTTCATCAGAAAATGAAAGAGTATATTCTGTTATCATACATTTGTATAGGGAAAAACATTATATTTGAATCAAAAATTATTAACTATGATTAACATTAACTACAATGGTGGTACGTTTCAACTGAGAAATGAGCCGAATGAAATCAAGCTGAAGGAGTTTGAAGGTGTTTACAATGCGTTAAACAACGATAACCTAAGTGGCTTTGAGAAATACTTTAAAGTGTTTGAAGTAATGGGTGTGCCTTCTGACTATTTAGAAGCTATTGACGATGAGGAACTAATGGAACTTATTAAGGCGTTCAATGATATTGAGGTAAGCAATCCAATACCAGCTAAGTCAATTGAAATCGGAGGTCGTAACTATGTAGCCTATGAAGGTGAAGAGTTTAAGTTTAGTGCTAAAGATTTGGTAGAGATTGAGAAAGCTGCTAAACGTGGTGTGACCAACTTCCCTTCGTACTGTTTAGCTGTAATCTTTAAAGATGACCAACTAACACCAACGGAACATAGAACATCGGCACATATCAATCACAAGGCTAGTATCTTCGCTGACAATCTTAGTGCTGACTTTGCTATTCCTTATCTTTCATTGATTGCTAAACGAACGTTAAAGAACCTTGAAAAAGTATAAAGAAACAAGAAAGATTCTATCTGATATGTTAGAAGCTTCACCGCAAATATTGAAACGATATGTGTTTGTAATGGGTAGTGGATTTAATTACCCTTACAAAACATTTAACGGAATCAAAGTTATCAAGATGGAATCAACTCCAAAAGATACTATCTATTATATGCCTAATCCAATGATGACACTATGACATGGAGTGACGTAACCGTTCAAGAACTTATTGAGATAGCTGAACTCGATGACCTCACACCAACTGAGTATAAGTTAGATCGTATCTCTATTGTTACGGGTGACTATTACGATGACTTAGACGAAGATGAGTTGGATGAGTTACTAAAGGAATACGCTTGGTTAGATGAACCGATTAAAGGTGACGAACATAATATAAGATTCAACCGCTTGACGTGGGGTGCATTGATTGACATTAATAAGTTCGTAGCTAACAAGACACCGTTACAGAACTACGATAAGATTGTAGCAGTTACAGTAGGGTATGAAGACTTCAACGCTAAGTGTAATCTAATAAAGCAAGAACCATGCACTAAGTACTACGGTATATTAGAAGATGTATTGAAGTACCGAGATAAACTGATAGAGAATTACGATGATTTATTCGATGATGGTAGTAGTAGTGTTGAAGATGATGAGCCACCCGAAGAACCAACAAAGCAAGAGATAGTACAATCTCGTTGGGCATGGGAACGTTTAACTTATGACCTTGCCGATGGTGACATAACTAAGGTGCAAGATATAATGAAGCTACCACACTTGATGGTGCTTAATTGGCTTACGATGATTAAAGATTTAAAATTAAATAAAAATTAAAAATATGACAAAGCAATTTATAGAATTTAAACTATGCGGTAACTTACAAAACATGGTTTGTTTGGATTTAATGGAAGTTATTTATTTTGTAAAACGTGACGAACTTTCAACAAAAGTTGCGTTAAAAAATAATATTGATTTTCATTTAAAAGAAAAGTATGAAGATGTAATTGAAAGGCTTAAATCTATAAACCAAGTATCTCATCCGCTAAAGTAGTCTGTACACTATCATTCTCTAAGAACTCATTAAAGATAGTATTAGAGTATTGAATCGTTTTAAAGTAGTTAGAGTTATGTGGAAGCAAGGTGATTAGTTTACCTTGCTTTCTTGCTTCTAAGCTAAATACTAAATCACTCATCTTGTGGTGTTCCGACTTACACACCTCTAAAGGATTAAAGTAATCCGTTCTGAATCCACAAACCCCAGTTCCTGCAACATCTATCTTTATTATACCCCCAACTCTTTTATTATAAGCATACTGATTATGACCTTTATAATAACTTATACCCTTACGAGTTAGCTTACGACCATGATGCGTTACGATAGTCTTATGTAAGTCAATCGCTCTAACCATATCTCTAACGTAAGTTGGTGGATAGATTATATCATCATCAACTGTTAAGTAGTAGATTGGCTCGGTGTACTCCTGAAGAAAGTAGAACTTACCTAAGTCAGTTAAATCCTCACTTCGATTAGCATTGTCATAGATTCGTATAACATCGGCTTGACCTTTCAATGAATTAAGAGTTGGTTTAATATCTCTACCTCCATAAGTTGCCATACATACCACAATCTTTAATGGTGCAACACTATCTTTAATAGCTTGTATCTTCTTTGCCCTTGCTTGTTGGTCGATTCCTTTACCTAGACTTTTCTGTTCGTCATGTCTACGATAGTTGTATAATATTCTATCGGTATAACCTAACTTAAGTCCATAACGTAAGCAACGTAGGTTAAACTCATACTCTTCAGCGCAAGTTAAATCTTCATTGAATAGACCTACCTTATCGAATACATCTTTACGATACATTAAAGTACCACCATGAATAACGTTACCGATTAGCATATCAGACAGGCTAGGGTACTTCAAGCGTGGCACTTGTGTTTCAATAGCCTTACCTTTGATGTTATAAGATACACCATGAATGAAGTCAAAGCCTTGCATAGCTTTTACACTATCAGCTATTGAGTTAGGTGTTAGGTAATCATCTTCACATAAGTATTTAATGTATTCACCTTTAGCTTTTCTTATTCCATCATTGATATTCGCACTAACTGACTTATCGCCTTGTTGAATGATTAGTTCAATGTTAGGGTAAGTTTGTTTACGCACCGATTCAATGGCAACATCTAAGTAACCACGATCAGTTTTGTACGGAATAATTATAGTGACTAGTGGCTGTAACATATCAACCATACTTTAGGTGCTAACTCTTCGTAATGCGTTTGGCTCATATCGGAAAAGTTACGCTTGAAATCTTCGTGTTCTAACTTGAATGTATGGTACTTATCTACTTCGATTCCAATTCCTGTTAGGATGATAACGTTCTTCTTGGCTAATCGCTTCATATTCTGACAAGCCTTATCGAAGTCTAAACAATTATCGAGTACTGCGAATGCACAGATTGTATCAACTGATTTATCTTTCCAGTTAACTTCTTCAATAGCCATATCGAAGGTGTTAGTATTAGCAACAGGGAAAGCATCTAAACCCATGTACTTAACATTGTCAGGTAAACAAGTCCTAAGAAACTGTGAGCCACATCCAACATCTAATACTGACTTTCCGAAGCCACACTTTTGTAAATGTAGTTTGTAATCTCTAATTGGATTATCTAAGTTTCTGTTATCATCGTTATGCCCTGCTAATGCTCTACGTTCCTTTAGGTTCTTAGTAGCATCTATCCATTGTTGTTTGTCGGCTTTCATCTCGTTAATTCTAAAATTTTATATCCTGTTGATTCTATATTATGGTTAAAGTAAAAACCACTAGGAGTAGTTAATAGATTCCTATCAGCATTCCTTAACTCTTCAAATGTACGAATAAAACTATCACGGTCATTCGCTAAGTGAAAATAACACGCACCGTACTCCTTATGATATACTTCGGGGTGTATGTTCTGAGTTACTGTAAAGCATCCTAATGCAGCACTCTCAAACGCAGTTACTCCATGACAACCATACGGCTTACCTTGTTGCTCGGTTGCAAACAGTTCTATGTACACGTGGCACTCTGACATCCGTTTAAGTTGTTCTTCATGTGCTACCTTAGTAGTATCAATCCTAATCTCGAAGTCATCAAAGAATGGTTCAAGCATAGTAAGTATTGCATCCGTTCCTTTTACATCAGCATTGCTTGGATAGTGACCTATGATAAGTTTACCATCTTGACGTTTAGGTACACCGCTTAATGCTGTATGTGGCGCAATGTATCTCATGTTGCCCAATGGAATAAACTCACATTGATCCGTAAGGTTAATACAATCTTTAAATACGTTATTGTAATAGCTTGGATTCTGTCTATATCTCGTTCCTGTATGATACACTACAACTTTAGGATGCTTCTGTACTTGCTTGTATATACGTTCGTCTGAATGGAATATCTGAACAACATCATAGTTCTTGCTTAACTCCCTAATATCTTCTAGTCTAATTAGCTTCGATTGAGTAGCATATCCAAACGGATGGTTATACATGGCAAAGTCATCACAATGAATACCAATAGACCGAAGTGCACTAGCGTTCTCATGGCTCATATTCGCGTAATCGTCAGAGGATAAGTTTAAGTATCGCATACCAACATAATAAGTTAAACGCTAATATAAGCAATAAATGTTTAAGTTTCATTATTTATTAAGAATTAACAATAACCAATTATCTTCATTTTTCAACACTTCAATAACAGGATATTCCATACCGACACTACTTACAACTAACATATTTACAGCATCTACTTTTGTCCAATTATAGAAACCTTCCCCAGTCATTAATAAAGTAAAAACATTACCTTTTTTTAACACTTCAACAGTTCCTAATTTAGATAATTGTTCATGTAGTTTTTTCATATCAATGTTTATGTAATTTTTTTATAAATCCTCTAGTCCTTGAAAAATCACTAAATAAACATTGTACCGAGCAATTATAAAACCTAGCGTAAATATTCATATTAGCATTGTATAATTCAGTAGCTTGGCTTTCGTATTTAGGATTATCTTTTATAAACTTTTTATACTGCTTATTATATTTCTTAAAGTCTAAATGAATACTTGATTCTTTAACTAAACAATAATAGCATCCAATTACTAAACATTCATAAGTTTTAGAATCCGAAACCATAACTTCGTTTTCAATATATTGTTTAACCGTTCCTTGAATAAGTAATCCTAAAGATTCAAGTTCATACTTTGTTAAACCCGAACTCTTTTTCTTATCTACTAAATAAAAAACATAGTCCTTTTGAGTTACTTTATAAGTCATCAGTCAAAGTTTTTAGATTCAACATTTCTTAATTCAATCTTTTCAGTATTAGTCTTGTTAAATTCGGTCAACTCCATTTTCGTTTTAACTAAATCTAACTCATACTTCATAGCATTGTTTACTTGCTTTGCTAAATTTGCTTGTGCTTTAGCATCTTCAACTGTGATTTGATTTTCATCTAGCTTATTCATTTGGTCAAATAGAAATGCAATAAGGCTTTTGTTGTTTACTGGTGTCATAATAATTAGTTTTTAAATGTTTCTACAAATCTAAACTAAATTAATTTAATACCAATTACCATTCATCATTCTATTAGACCGTTTATAATCAATAATAAGTTAAAGCGTCAATAGGTATTCCTTGTGGCGTGTTCATTATAAGTAACTCGGATAACTCTAAGTAGATATTATCGAAGCGAATCAAAGGGTACTCTTTGGATAGGTATTCGGCAAACGCCAATCTTAAACGCTCAACTGTATTATTAAATGCTACTGAATAAATATAATCATCAATTAGATTCATCGGTACAATATGGTAAACTAAATACTCTTCAGCGTATATCTGAATATTGTATGTATAGTTGCTACTCATAAAGTTTGAGTAATTCAAATCTATCTCGGCTCTAACTTCGATTGAACGGTATAACATACCTGTATCAATCAATGGGGCGTTTAATACTAACTCTCTAAACTTACGTTTAAATTGATAGTCAACTGATGCTGGTACTTTAAAACTCATAATCCTACTATTTCAAATTCTCTATCTACTAACCATTCAGCCCAAACATCAAATAGTTTATCTAAAGCCTTTTGTGTTTTATCTCGTTTCAACATCTTATCTGTGATGTTTCTAGCTGAAATGTAAATAGTTCCTTTATCTACAAATTTATAATAATTAGTTGACTTTACCGAATCCTCATCAACAATTCTAAAAACATCACTAGAGAAGTCGTATAATACCTTCACCTTAGTGTTATTCTTCATACGACCTGTATCAACTGCACCAACATCAATTATCTGTTGTTTAATCTGTGCATTGAGTGTTCGAGTACAAGCCCCTAACTGTGATATGAATTGTTGCTTTGTCATAATACTCCTGCTAATGCCATCTTACTAACCTTCTTCTGCGTTCCTGTAACCTCCGATTCACTAACCATAGCTGTAACAGTTATGTTGTTCATGATGCCACTTTGCTCGGAGTTAACGTTGTTACCTTGATTAGCGTTACCATATAAGTTAAGAGGGTTAATATTAGCTTGTGGTTGCATAGATGAAGCACCTGCACCACCCCTACCTGTACTAACCGAACCTTTACCACCCGAAGAAAGTATCTGTTTAGCCTTAGCAATGTTAGTTATAATCATAGCAATACCACTAGCGAACTGCGCTATACCTGCAAGACCACCTGTGACTGCATTCGTTGGGTTAGCTTGTGATGCTGCTACTAATGCTGAGATAGCACGAGCCGTATCAATTCCAATCTGTACCAATGCTTGAGCCTTGTTGAACGCTTCTAACTTCTTTGCATCGTTAATGAAGATTGAGCCTAATGCAGCTACGCCTTCAAAGACTGACTTTTCAATAGACACCTTTGCATCGGCATTAGCTTTGTCTTGCGCTAAGTTATCCTGTGCCTGTTTCTGCATCGCCTCACCTAGTGCAGCGTTGGCAGCTTCAAGAGTTTCTTTTCTCTTAGCTTCATTCTCAATCTCAGCGTTCAAACGATTCTCAGCAAGTACTCTATTAGCTTCAATTAACTCGTTGTTGTATTTCTCATTGATAGCTTTCTCAGCTTCAAACTCCGATTCCTTAAGTAAGGCGGTTATTCTAATCTTCTCATCAGCTTTTAACTTCTCATTCTTGTTGGTATCTTCTATAAGTCGCTTGTACTTCTCATCGTTCAAGGCTTGTTCTTTAGCGATACCATCTTCCATTAGTTCAAGCTGTAAATCCAAAATGGATCGCTCTGCTGCCAATCTATCGGCAGCGAATTGTTTAGCAGCCGCCAATCGCTCCTTATTGTTCTGAGCCTCTTGCTTGGTAATGTCTTGACCTTTCTTTTTGTTATCGGCAACTTCTTGTGCATTGAGTACTTGTATTTCTTGTTTAGATTCATGAATCATTTTCTTAGCAGCTAAGGCCTGGTCTTTAAGTGCCTTTAGTTGTTCACCATCTAAGATGCCTTGCGCCTTACCAATCTCGATTGCAGCAACCAATGAATCGTACTTAGCTTTCTGAGTTGCAATGATAGCTTTCTGTTTCTCACGTTCCATGTCAACAGTATTTTTACCATCAATCTGAGCCAACTTAATACGGTGGTCATAGTCATCTGTTAGATTCTCGGTGTTCTTATCTTGTTGGTCAGCAACTTTTTGAAGTGCATCGACTTGCTTCTGTGCAGCATCTTCAGCTGCAAATGTAGTCAATCCAATCCAATCTAAGAAATCTTTTAACGCTTGTACAACTGCATCAATAGCACCACCAACAAAGTCAAATATCTTCTTAAGTATTCCTAGCTTATCCATTAGCTTAACAATACCAACAACGATAAGAGTAACCACCCCTGCAATAAGGAATAGAGGATTAGTTAAGATTGCTTTACCAACTGTAAGTAGTGCACTCCCCATCTGTTTAACAGAACCAATAGCATCTTTAAATGTGATTGCACCTGCTGACTTAGCAAACAACTTAGAACCTTGCACAAGTCTATCGAAGTCCATATCTCTAAGACCTGCACCCATCTCACCGAATGCCTTAGAAACTTTCTCGTACTTTGAACCTGAAGCTAATGCGTTGACCTGCTCGTTAACTTCAGCCATTCTATCCTTAAGGTCGGCTGCCTTGAGTGAAAGTTGCTCGAATGCCTTAGGGTCAGTTGTCTGTTGAAGTAGTTGAATTGTTTCTCTTAATTCAGTCTTAAGCGACTTAACACCTGTTGTGTTCGTCCTAATATCAACATTTATTATTTTATCTGCCATTTTTTTATATCTTTGCTTAAAACTAAATTATATGAAGAAGTTATTATTGTTGTCAGTGTTGGGTTTGTTTGCTTGTAAGAAGCCCGTAATTAAAGTCAATAACACCGTTGAAATGTACAAGAACGGTTACAAGTATCATTACTACCATAACGGTGCGTCTATTGATACAAATGTGTTTATTGCACAAAGTGGTGATTCTGTTAGGTTGTATTCTGCTATGGCTCTTCCTATTAATCATTACGCTTATCTAGTTGTTAATAACGATACTGTTTTATCACACAATGGTTTTCAAGACACTTGTAATTTATTCTACATTATCCCTTAAGGATATACTTCAATCATAAGTGATAACGGTTCTGTACTGATTAAAATTCCATCAGTCAAAGCACCACTTGAATATGTATCAAATCTAAAGACGTTCGTGTTTAATCTGTAAGCACGAACTTCTTTTGTTATGGTTCTAAGTGGACTTGTAGTTATAAATACTTTCGTTACGTCAGGAAACTTACCTGTTGCAGTAATCTCAAATGCACCTGTTCCAACTCTCAATACTGATTCAATACCTACCGAATCTTCTAATATAGATATAGTAGGGTCATCAGTAGTTACTTGGGTTATTATAGCCTTTATTGTTAATGGTGTTGACTTGACTTGGTTTATATTCACATACTCATCACTCACCACATTACCATCACCTACAATCATTCCTTTAGTAGCACCAAGTACAACATTGTCACGCCCCTTTATGATAACATCAGCACCAAGCATAACAACGTTGTTGTTAGTATTAGAGGTGTCAATCATCTGTTTAGTAGCACGACTAATCTGTGCATCCGTTGGTAGCTTAGGAATACGATAATTGAACGGTGGTAGGTCTATCTCGGTATCAATACTTATTAATTCAACCTTAGTAAATCCTTTAACGTTTGCATTATAGTCAATCACTCGGTTAATATTCCACCATGAGTTATCAATGCGTATCTTATCATTCAAACGTAACGACTGTATATCGGCTTCATTTAAATCAAAGAACGCCACCAACATCTTACCTGTATTGATTTGGTTAACTGTTCTTCTCCAATACTTATTATACAAGTTATTGTTAGTCGGCAACACTCCATTGTAATAATAGAAGTCACACGTTGCGAAGTTCAAATCGAACGTTGGGTTTAACGGATCATCAAAGTGACCAATCAATGGGTAGTAAGTAATATCTACTTCTCCAGTCGTGCCATAATCGTAAATATTATAAGGCTCACAAGTATCAGTTCCACCATCTATTAAGATTCTTATGTTAGTATTAGGTGCGCTACCTGCAATGAATGGAACGTAAGCATCAAAGATAGTCTTACCAACAGGAGTAGGTGAGAATATCATCTCCTTTACATCTATTCCCTTTTGATATTCAGTATCGAACGTGTACTCTAACTGACCGTATATCTCATTGGTTACACCTGTATAGTCCTTGTTAGGTAGATCATCATCAGCCTTGTAAGTTAGAATCATCTTCTTAGCTGTGATGTCAGGAAGAAAGATTAACTGTTGCTCAATGTTCTTGCATAGTTTACTAGTCCAATCGACAACCGCACCACTATCGTAATAATCATCTCTATGCTGAAGTATTAAAGTATTCGGAGCGTTCTTATCAACCTCAATAAATAGGTTGAACATTGATAGAATACCCTTAACGAAATCTCTTTGCTTAATCTTCTTAGGAACAAATCGTGACATCTCAACAGTTGAACCCGAACCGATGATGTTAGTCGATGGTTGAACGGTCATGCTAAGACTATTCACGTCAAGAATCATATCTACCTGTACATTCGTACCACTTCCTGAATTGGCATCCTTCCATAACGGTGAACCACTTGACACCACTTGAACACCAACGTAAGCCGTTATTATATCACCTGCTACAAGTCCACTAATAGGAACGCTAGTACTATACGTACCACTTAGCACTGTTGTAACTCCTGAAGCTAGTGTGTTAGATACAACGTTCTTATTGAATGATGCTAGTGGTAATCCTGTAACGTACAACACACCATTCTTATACAGTTGTAACGTAGGTGAGTAAACGTTCTGTGCAGCCGTATTAGCTGAATATAGATAAGCCGTTGCACCTGTTGTATTGTCTAACTGTAAATCAAAGTCAACAGTAAAGTTATACACTATTGCTTCACCACCTGTCACAATGAAGTCAGATGTGTACTCACCTGTTGTGGGGTCAAACACCGCTTCAGCATCCAACACCTCAGTCATGTTATCTAGTAACGAGTAGCTTGATACGTTCGTTCCTGCTGATTGAGTGAATGTATAAGTGTCTACCTTAGTTGCTTGTACTTCATAACTCTCATAGTCAAGAATAGGCAAGTCACCATTGTAAGGTACAATCAGTTTCTCAAACTTAGCAGCGGCACTTGTAGACCATGTATAGCTGAATCCATTAGAAGCAAAGATAGCATCGAAGTAACGCTTTGCATAGATAGCAGGACGCATCTCTTTAAGTGGGTACTGATTATCTAGTGACCAGGGCAGTAAGTACTTGTAGCCATCTGCAATAGTATTGCTGAATGTAGCTACTATGTTAGTTGCGCTTATTACATGGTTTAGATCACTGAAGTCTAAATCAGTCAAGTATTGATTGTCCAACTTAGTAAAGAAATCAGACTGTGCATCTTTCACCATCAACTCATACTCAACAGAATCTTCGTATTGTCGGTTAGGTTGTACCTTGTTAACCGATAGTAACTGAAGGTAGCAATCTTCCATGATAGGTATTCCATCTTGGATAACTGAGCATTTAGTAAGCGCATTAATATCAAACGTACCTGCTACAATATTAACATCGTAGTAATGATTAAGTAGCGTGTGATTGTTCTTACTACCAACTGCTATTAAAGTCTTACTTGTAGCACCTGATTTCTGAGTGACATCACGAATATCAGCAACACCAAAGTTAAGAGGGAAATTACTACCCTCCTTAATATCTAAGTACCCATTCTCTAATTGAATCCTAACCATTGATAATATTTTGATTTGCTGCTTTAACAGTTATTGTCTTTCTAATCAAATGCTTGTTTACAGTCTTTTCATTCTCGAATGATGTATCAGTAACCTCCACCGCTTGATATGATGAGCCAACCTTCAAGTAACATAACGGAGAAGTCAACAACTGCTCGAAGTAAGTAGCCATTTCACCACTCATATAGTTAGTATTAAGTTCGATTGTCTTATCTAACTGAACGTTACTAACTGCCATTCCAAACTCAGTTGGGTAATACTGCCAACGGTTGGATGATACATAACCTGGAACGTCCTTGTTATACGATTGCTTCTGAATGTTGCCACGCTCATAGCTTCGTAACTGAAACGCAAACGACATTAACGAACCTTTACGGTCTAGGAATAGAATCTCATAATCTTCAATCTTACAACGTCTATCTACATTCACTCTATACTTAACTGACTTGCGTACACCTGCTGAGTTAGTGTAGTAGAAGTCATACCATTCAGCATCGCTTAGTGAACCCGAACCACTCACATTAGTTAGTGTTCCAACGTTATTAAGCCCAACCGTACAAGCTGTTATCTTATCAGCGTTGGTGATAGCCTTACTAAAGATTGTACCTGTTGAACTCTCGAAGTACATGAAACCTGTTGCAACGGAATCATTAGGAACGTTTACAATTAAGTCTTGGTCAGGTGTTGCATAGAAGCCTGTCTGTGGCATATCGGTTAAGAGTAAGTCCCTATCGTTGTCACAGTTGTAATTCGCTTCGTTATAGCTAATCATATCAATCCAACTGAATGCACCATTGAACACATAACAGTTAGTAGCGTTGATTACATTAAGCGTTTGTGTCTTACGGTTGTCAGCATAGTACACCGATCCGTTTATAGTTGCATCAGTAACCTCTGACCATAGAGCCGAAACAGTAAAGTCAGTAGTACCTGTAATAGCAGTCACAACGAATAGACCTTCCAACTGTGGATTAGCAACACCATTATCATCTTGTACAATTCTTACTTGGTCACCTACAACGAAAGCATGGGTAATAGTTATCTTAACATTGCCACCGTTGTCAGTTAATGAAGCGGTGTAGTTAACCCCTGTTACATATTCCTCACCTACTTTGACATCGTACTTGTAGAATGAGTTAACTGCGTTGTAACTTGCTCCACTTGGTAGGTCATAGCTAACATAGTTGCTTAGTAACTTAGATAAGTCCTGTTCACCGTAACCACTTGACACCAATGGTAATACTCTATAAGTCCCAATAGCAGTTGAACCACCCGCAGGAAACACTTGAAAGATATATTTAAACCCTAATTGATTCTTATTAGTAGAATCATAGATATACTTTAACTCATTGTAAGCAGGTGAGAAAGTATAAGGTTTTGCTATTAATGTAATTGCCATACAAGTATAGGGAGAAGTACTACAATTCGAACGAGAAAGTTTCTTCTACTCCATCAACTGAAAATGACTGCACCCACAACCCCGCATAACGTATCGCATCCATAGCATCATCATGTCGTTTACTCACCTCCTTATCTCGAATGTCACCGTTTATCTTCTTGTGTTTATAGTTCTTATTCTCACGCTCAATGTTCTTGCTTCCTTGCGCTATGTAAACCTTACTTGTTCTAATAGCGTTTATTCCCTTATCGACTGACTTGTTAGCATTGAGTACATAGAAGCCTTCTAACCTAAGTTCTTGTATCATTTCAGGTCTTGCGTAGTCTGCTATGATTTCCGTAGTCTTATCAATGCCTAGTGCGTTCATTCGGTTGCATAGGTCTTGTGATGTTAGGTAGGATTTATAAATGACCTCTTCTAAGTACAATTCATTCTCGAAGTACCACACTCTGATTAGTGCAGTTGGATGCTGATAACCAAAATCAAGACCGTAAACGTATCTAGTGAAGCGTTCAGGCTTAGATGCTAACACCTCCCAACGTTGGTACACATTCTCTCGACTTACTGCGTGTTGACCGAGCGCATAGATTTGATACGCTATCTCATCTGTGTTCTTTAAATCTTCAATCTGTTTACGGATGGCAACCTCTAGGAATGGATTATCTTTATAGGTGGATCTAATTACAACTTTATCTTCAGCAGGTAGTTGATATAGCCATGAATCAGAATCAGATGGATTGTAGTCAAAGATTAGCTTCTTAGATGTACGCATATTAAGCTGTACAAAATCTTCGTGCCATAACTCATTAGCTTCATTCACCCAAGCAATGTCACGCTTACGACCTCTAATCTTCTGCTCATCATCTACTGAAAAGAACTCAACCATTGCACCGTTATCGAATAGGTAGATATGTTCTGACTTGTTATGGTTCTGAACGTTGTAGATACCCATGTCTTTCATCACCTCAAAGAAGTCACGCATAACAGTTGCCCTCAATGCAGGGAATGTCTTACGAACTATTGAGGTGACGTTCTTAGGATTCTGAAGTGAATAGAGTATAATCAGTTGACAAAGTGAATAAGTCTTACTGGAACGTGAACCACCTTCATTAACAATGAAACGCACCTCTGACTGAAGTGCGCTGTAATTCTTTTCAAATATGACTGTTGACTTTAAATCAATCTTCATTAGGCTTTACAATTGTTAC